TTTTGCTAAGAAAAACTCTAATAACTGGCAAAAGCCAGTACCAAAGGTTGCTTTTCGCGACTGTGTTTCATAACAGTCTTACCCCCCTCTTAAAAAGAGAGTTAAGGCCTGAACAGTAAACATATTAACCCATATGATGTTACTGTCCTCCCTAAAGCCGGGGGCGGGCAGTAAACCATTTTACCGTAAACCGGCAAATCTGATAAAATTTAGGGAGGCTACGTCATCGAGAGTGTGTGCCTAATTTCACACTATACTCCTGTTCGAGTATTGACGTACACGTATAGATATCTTTACTATAATTAGCAGCTATACACTAGCAGTGTTTGTTCGACGCTAATACTTAAGCAAAGCCAATTGAGGTCTAGCCCTTTTAGGCCTACCTTAATTGGCTCTACGCATTATAATCGATATGGTGGGATACAGCAAAACAAAGACATTTGCCAATCGTCTCCCGCGTACTTACCTATTACCCAAGAACGCGAGGAGGTTGAAGAAGCTTCTACTAGGACTCCGGGGGCACCAACCAAGTTGCCATTTACTGTCTGTACAGTATTAGTAGCACATAACAAAGGATTTAAAGCGTGGGTTTCACTATAAAATGGAATTTGTGTCTCAAGTCCCGCTCTAAAAGCTACACCTTGTAAAAGCCCAAGACCATTTGTTTGGTTATTAACACTTGCACCAATAGTGGTCGCAGTAGCGACGTATCCTGTTGAAGTTGTTAAGGGTAGTAGATTCGCATATACATAACCTGTAGTTGTGGCGTCATTCCATGCTTTTAACCTTACCGAACCTCTAATCATGCCATAACACATAGACCAAAACTCCAAAGGCACATTAGTGTATGAAATAGGCTCAGCCACAAATTCGACTTGTATTGAATGAGGTACTAAGTTGAAACCTATAGAGGATGAAGGAGAAACAACAGATTTACAAGATTTCAGAAGCGAGTTAATAGAAAGAACTTTTTCTCCAATACAATATCTGGATGAATAATTTTCATCATCATAATTTTTGCTGTAAGATAATTCTCCTTGTTTGATGTTAGTAACCACTTTAACTGGATTCCAACTAGATTGTGGTATAAGAGAAGATCTACCTAATAATATTGGTTTGAATGGACGAGGGAAAGCTACTTCCCAGTCAGGGCCTGCACTGGTTTCAACTATCATAGTAATTGTAGATGAAACACTAGCGGGCGCCGTCAATGGGTTTGTAACTTCTATAATAAGTTGACCCACGAGAGTTGAGACAGAAACCCAAGGCGTATGGCTGATAAAAGGAATAGTAATATCAAATTCAGTGCCAGTGCGAATGTCGATTACTTCTTTCATAACGTAATCAGGGTTGTCTAAAGTAGCACCACTCAGACCATAAAAAGGATTGTATGAGATAGTAAGTCTTCCGGAATGAAATTCAGTTTTCACAAAGATGAGTTTGATTCGCAAAGAACCCCTCCAATACTGAAACTGTCTAGCTATAAAAATGTAAGGAGGGTCTAGAAAGACACCTCCTACGTTTCGTTCGAAGGCAAAAATACTTAACGGGATGTCATAAAACTTAGTACCAACCGCTGTTGAAATATTCCATGTACGTATAGCTGAAAAAGCTGGTATAGTTTTTAAATAGTCAATAGACATTTCATCAATATCTGTGGCAGCTAACCCTGGCATGAGTTCAATACGATTTCTGGCAAAGAGAGACAACGGCATGCTTTGATCAGGCATGTCACAATTGTTAGCAAATGGTTGGACAGTTTGGACTGCTCTAGTTACTTCACTCAAATCAGTAGGCTTAGACCACCCAAAAATAGATGCTACCCCAGCAGCTATATCAGCAGCCCATCCCACAGGACCGGCTACAGCACTTAATAGAGGAACAGTAGATAATAAGTTAGAAGCTTTAGAAACTTTTTGTAAAGTTCCTGTAATAGGGCCTAAAGAGGCTTCTTCTAGTTCTGCTTCTGATGGATCTATTCGTGCTATCATCTTTTTATTTTTACTAGTACGCATTCTTGAACGTGGGGTCCAAGAAGACTGGGCCATGAGGGATGGTGCTCCTAGCTCTACGTCGTGTAAAGAAGCATACACATAGTAAGGGGCTGTGGTCGCGCCCGTGGGTGCGACTAAGGGTGAGTACGTACCTATCAACAATTGTCCAGTTTGTCCCAAGCCGGCTCCATTGGATATGACTTCAGCCAACTGAACGTGCATCCAAGGTATCTCTAAAATGGCTTGAGTAGCAGTACCCAAATCTATTTGTACATGAGGTAACTGCGTAATTTGAGTGAGAGAAAATTTTCGCATATTAAAAAATTTGTCAGGTACATCTTTTGATAGCCGAGGGACATAAGCCATAATATATCTTCCTTGCTGAAACCTATTAGCATTCACAGTAAGTCTAAAGCGCATTTTTGCTTTTATAGTACCAAAGCCTATAAGTTTGTTGTATATCATTGGATTGTTTATGACGTCTTTCATCAGCTCTCTTGTAGTCAGAACGCCACTATCAGTAACCGTAAAAGAACCGGCAAAGAATCTAATAGGTCTAGCTAGAAAATTCTTAATCTCATCTGATTCTGTGGCTGAGAATTGGGATTTATAGGATTTTGGTAAACTGACTACTTCAGACCCTCCTGCCTCAATTACATTAGCATCTGCTGTGAAAGAAGTGGTCTCTTGAATATCGGAAGTTGGTTCCATCACTTTGTTAGAGAAGCTATTCTCTAATACTTTGTTTTCGTCTTCGCTAGCGTCCATGTCTGTTATATATTTAGTTTGTGTTAAGGTGGAACTCTCGCATTTCCCGCGCGTTACGTTTCGTCGTGTCTCAAGTAGACAAACTTTTATATCATGCTTTACGGGTATATATCACTTTTTCATCAATATAGGGCACGACGTGGCTTTTGTGCCACAAAACAGTATATGTAATCATATACAATGGTGATTTCAGTTCACCAACTCTAGTTTCATGACATTGCGGTCTGTACATTTACTCGTGAGGGTATAAAATCTAAAACATTAACTCTTTCGAGGTAGCAAGCTTAAGATTCGTTCGAAAGTCCAGGAATGGAAGCTTGCCTTTATACCTGGACATATGTTTGTTCCATGAAGCATCTATTTGAGGAACGTATTTATTATAGGTATCCTCTCCATGTAGAGAGAGTTCTTGAATAGCTAACACAGTATTGTCATAAACTATTTGATGGTGTAATTCACCTCGTTTAGTCCAATATAGGATCTTCTGTATAGACTTTAGGTCTAAGGGAGCCAGCCATTGGGCGAGCAGAGGTTCATATCTAAAAGATCGTTTTAAAAAGCTAAGCTTCATTAATGTCTTATAACCTGTTACGGTTGTTTTATCAGCACTGGTATATACCATTCCTACTCGGTCCATAGCTTCTACTATCTTATCAAACGTAAAAATATCCTTAGCTTTAGGAGAGACTGAGAATATATTATCATCTCCTAGATATATAGCATAAACATTAAACCTAAATTCAGAAAGACATGACAAATCCATATCATTAGAGTATAGCCAAGCCCAACGAAATAATAAACCATTATAATGGTTATTTATAAGAGCAGTTAATGGATGTCCGCTTGGCAATGAGCCATTCCATTCAACAATAGAGTGATTGATAATATGTCTGCTGAAATAAACTTCATTCCA